TCTTCATCACTAATCTCTAAATGTGGAAAGCAGTCAGGTCTCCGCAGTTCGTTGCCCCTGAAAACCTGCAGGTGAGCGAAGGCTTCACATTTCGGGCACAATTTCTCGTCGTAGACGGGCACGTAGAGCCAGAGGTCGTATTGTCCGAAGAAGCTTTGACGCTTATATTCTTCGGGAATCCGCTCCAACGCAGAAACCGTTATGACTGAGCTAACGGCGGCGACTGCGCTTAAACTTTGTAACTGTGCTGCTTCCATCTACGTGGGGCTCCACATGAAACTTTTCGCCACCCTCAAAAGGCTGAAAACTAGGCGCACCCAACAAACGTGTGCCTTCCTCACCCGGCAAGTCTGGTAAAGTAGGGTCTTCCATTTTCCTTATTTCGTTGAGGGTATGCCACTGACCTTGAATCTGAAGGGTTTCGGCTTCGGTGCGTTTAACTTCTGCTTTCTTCTGCTCATCCATCTCGAAGCCGCCCAACCAGTTGAACTTAAAATTCTTTTTCTGTTTAGCTTCGCCGTTGGGCAACCCTACCTTCAAGATGGCGTTGATTAGTTCAGTGATTCCCGGTTCATATGCTGTCTGTTCGTCGCTGATTAGTCCGTAATATTCCATTTGGTTAACTTCTGAGCCTGTGAGGGCTCCTGCTTGCACTCCACGTAATATTGCGAGAGGAATTCCGCTGCCTGCGCTGATATGTTCCATAGGAGGCAAATAATAGTTTAGAGGATCCAAAGCACGTCCAGCTGTGCCTATGAATTCGATGTCTTGTGTTTCGTTGCCCAAAAAGTATGTACGTGCCGAAATGTTGCTGAATATACCAGATTGCTCGTAGGCTTCAAGTTTAGCTTTATCAGCCCCTGACAACGTGATTTTTGGGAAGCCTGCACCGTAGCGAAACATAGTTTGACCCATACTCCACCTAATATTCCGCAAAGTTACAACGTCATCCCAAATTGGATCGAGGACGCTCATGCCTTCCCATTCATGTTTATTTTCTTCGTATTTTCGGCGAGTAGCAAAATGGATTACACGACTATAATGGACTTTAAGGGCACCTACTCCGCTGGAACGTTTAATATGGTATATTTTTGGCAAGCCATAACGCGGATCGTTTTTGTCTTTCTCAACATCAACTTTGCTAATTTGAGTTTCAGCGTAAGCTTTAATCTCTCGCAACGCAGTTGGCGTTCCAACAGGATCAGATAAATCGAAGTCACCTGCTTGTTCATAACCTAAAAGGATGATTGCGTAGCCGTAAGCACGTTCATACACCGCCATCAAAGCTAATTCACGTTTAGCCTTCAAACGGTTAAGTTCATCTTGCACTGCCTTATCGAACACTTTAGATTGTTCACCGATTTCGTCACCTTCCAACTCCAATTCAAACCAATTGTCAAAAATGTCGTGGGCCACAGTGAACACTACGCGATGCGCCACAGGCTCCCTCGTAATTGCGAAGGTGCGAGCGTCATCTGTGATTTCTGCGCCGTATTCTCCGCCTCCAGCCGACGTGCCACCTCCAGCACCAGGAATCCAGATACCTGTGCCCCTAACGTGTTCGGTAGCTAAACCGATTCGGCGAGGCTTAAATTTGCTGCTCAATATTTCGCACCGTTCCAGTAATAACAATGAGTTACTTTAACATCTACATATCCTTCAGACTCAAGTAGTTCAATCGCTTCCTCCATTTCTTTAAGAGTGATTGGTTCATTCAATCTCTTGCCTTCCCTTTACTGTCTACTCCACTAAAATCGAATCCTTCACTATTTACTACACCCTCGAAATTGCAGTTATCACATTCAACTTCGGTACTCCATCCAATCGGGTTGCGCGAGAACGTTTTCATCAACAAGCCGTTCTTGCTACAGCGAGGACACTTTTGTTTTGCAATTAAAGCTTTGAATCGGTTCAACTCGTCAAGCGTAGCTAAGAAAGTTGGCTCATGCTTCCGTCGCTTCAACCGTTGAATGAAACTGTTTAGGTCAAACATTTTTTTCACCCTAAAATGAAAGCGTCAACTGGTGATCTATGCTTAAGTTGCCAAGCACCCAATGCAAGTGCAATGACACAATCATCATGTAATCCTTCAGGAGCTCCATAGCGGATGTGGCTACTAGATAAAATGTCATAAGTAAAAGCTTCAAGCTCAGATTTTAATACTGGAAATTGAGGATTGAGTTCAATAGAAAATTTTTTGTGTTCTGGATCACCAGGGAACCAGATGTCTCCGTTGTCAAGCATGATACTTAAGTTTTCGATTAAAGGATTTTTGGTGGTGCTTGTGATTTTGTAGCCTTCAACGTTACTGTATTCTGTTCTGATTTCGTCATAAACAGGATCGCCCAACCCTGTGGAGTCAAGTAGAATGTGAGCGTTTCCGAAGCGTTGAGCGAAAGCGACAACACGTTTGCGTTGAAGAACCCAGTTTAATCGTGCATATCTCTCAAATCCAACGACTTCCCCATTCATGCGAAGAGCAATGTTTACCATGAAGTCGATACTTTTGCCGAGGTCGCTGCCAACTACAATCTGTTCACCTACGAGATATGGTGGGATGTTGCTTCGTATTCGGCTGTCTATGTTGCGGAATACAATACCTTCGCCTTCAAGTTCATGTGCCAAGATTTCTTGTCGTCTAAGTAGTTCAGGGAGATCGTTGGCAATGGTGTCGATGCTTGATTTTTTGAGGAATCCACCTTGTTCGATGGTGTTGCAGTAGCTTGAGAATCTCCAACTTTTGTAGAGTGAATCGGATGGGTCTTCTCCTCTTGCGCGTAGTCTGCTGAACCAATTTTTTCCTTTTGGGGTTCCGATGAAAAGAGCCCAACCGTCATAGTCCATTAGAGAAGGCTCTATCTCTGCGGTCCACCGTTGTTCTTTCAGTATTGGTGCTTCGTCTATGACTACGCCGTGGAGCCCTGAGCCACGTAAGCTATCTTCTTTGTCTGCTGAATGAAAATAACATTCACTGTCATTGAAAAGTTTAAGGTAGCGGATTACCCCTTGGTTTTCATATTTCTGTTTTATCCAGTTTTTAGGTGTTACTTCTCTCACGGTTCGCGTGGCTGGTGGAAGTTCTTTATAGAGGGGGGCGACCCACCATATCAAACAATGTGGGTGTTCAATCATATAGGTCAGAATTTTTATCCATGCAAGCCTCGTTTTTCCGAATCGTCTTCCACATTCTGCAATCTGGAAGCGATGGTTATCTTTGTATATTTCCAGTTGCTTTGGATGTAGATTGAACTGGATTTGTTGAGTTGTCAACTATCAACACCTTAACTTCGGTTAAGGTTTCAGCATATTCTGTTTTGGCTTCAAGCTTTTTAGGCTCTCCAGAAATTAACAGTTTAACCAGTAATTCATCGGATAGTTTATCTTCATGGACTTTTTTGGTGAGTCGCCCCAAACATTTGGCACGTAAGATTCGCATACGATCTTCGTGGGGATCACAAAGTTGTTCCGCTATCTCATTGATATATCGGCGGATTGTTCGTTCATGAACATGTAATTCTTTGGCTAAGCCATAGCGATCATAAGTGTCGTTTTCTAAAGCTTCCAAAACAAGTTCCTTACGTAAGCGTTTGGACAAAACGGACAGTTTGGACAAGTCAACTGTTTGGATGGTCATTCTTTTATTTTCTCAACCATTTTGCGTAAGCAATTTTTGCATACTCTACTGAAATTTAAGCCAAGTTCTCTAGCTTCAAGATATAGTTCATTGTCAATCCATACGCTTATTTGATGTCTAAGTTTACCACGAATTATCTGCTTGGTCATTAGGCTCTAGGATCTCCACACCTGCATAGCCGTACACATTGGTGGATATGTACAATAATGGTTCGACGTCGATTTGTTTTTAAAGTTCAATAACGCAGGACCGGAGACGTTCCCGCCTAAGACTTTTTTAGTTTATGTTTATCTTTGAAAGTTTTCGTTTCGCAAGTTATGCCTGTTTTTTTTAAGTATGATTCTAAAAGCGATTCTATAACCATCAACATGGCTTGGTGACTCATCATTCCATCAAAGTCAACATTTAATTCTATTGAGCCCATAGTGTTTTCATAAGCTTTGATTATTATTTGAAATGTAGGTTTATTGGTCACGTTTAGTTTCCATCCGCTGAACCGTAAAGCCAGATTCCATTAGCGTTTGATGCTACACAGTCTATGACTGTGTTAGTGGCAGTAGGATAAAACGTGACAGTTCCAGAACAGTTTGCACTTGGCGTTATTTCATTCCAAGAAACTGTGTATGTTGGGTGTTTCGCTGTTTTCCACAAGATTTTGTCTATGAAATTTCTGACCCAGATTAAAATTCGGCGTATCATGTTTGTTCTGCCACCACGTAACTGTTCCATGATTCTGTTCCTACAGAGTTTGCGGTTAAGGTGAGGTTTCCACTTACTTGTGTGTTTGGTTGTAGAGTAGTGCCGTTAACTGAGGCAGTTGTGTTTTCCCATGTTTGTATCCAACCACTAGGAAAATTTTCTTGAATCAAAAATACCATGATGTTACAGTCACCAGTGTTTCTAACTGTTAAGTTGTCCATGTAATATTCAACGCCAACTATTATTTCGTCCCAAGACAACAGTTCGTTATCTGCAAGTAAGTCGCCGCCTAAATACACCAGCATACTTGGGTTAACTGCGGTTGCGTCTTGACGGAAAGGCTTTTGCAATATGTATTCGTTGATTGCCCATGCTGCTGTTGCCGCGAGTAGGCAAACTATTAAGATGATTGCGATTGTTGTTTTCTTCACGTTTTCACCTCCTATTTCGGTTGTGGTGTCGCTGGTTCAAGTGGATATTGATATTTTATTAAACCTTCAAAATCATCAAAAACGAAATCGTCTTCTGTTACAC